GGTTACGACGTTGTACATCATTGATCGTCAGGTTAGCATGTTTGCCATCAAGAGCAAACAGTTCCTTAAAGTGAACGATGAAGTATCTACCTTGCTTGTGAAGAATATGGCAAGATTGATAGAGTTTTTTCTCCTTTCTTGATGCAACTCCAATACGAGTTAAAGTCTCACGGACTTTGAGGAAGTCATCAGGTTCATTAAGAAGCACCTCCACCATTTGGTCCTGAGACCACTGTACTGTTGGTTCTACCGTAGTAGTCATTTTGTTCCTCCAATATCAAGTCGTTGTTTAATAAAGTTAATCTGTTCTTTTGTCAGGATTTTCAGTGCTTGAGATGCTTTTTCATTACTATATCCATAGTATTGTTTTACACATTCTAAGTCTGTGACTTTATCCTTTCGGAGCCAGGGAGAAAATCTCTTCCGTTTCCTAAGAGTATTTAGAAAAAAAGAATATTGCAAATCTTTATCCAAGTGATGATTAAGATTCATTTCATTTACAAAAAGAACACAATCAAGGTGACCAGATAAACATCTATTAATGATATATGGAGGATAATCTTTAATATTTTCAGATAAATCTTCTTTTGTAAAGTTAATCGAGTTCAACCAGTCTTTCAGTTCCACAATTCTTCCTCTAAAGGTGTCAAGGGAGTCAGTGAGTAATTTGTAACCAATAACTCTGTTTTTACGTTATCTTGAGTGTTTTTATCTCCACGATGAACCATAGAATAACGAAGTTTCCAATATTCTAGATAATAGTCTTTATACAACTCAAGAAGTCGATCATTTACATTATATGTAATCATAAACTTATGTGGACATTTATATACATTCTGTGCAAATTGTTCATGATCAAATGACTTATGCATCTCTCGATTTTTTCCATATAAAAAATCTTTGATGTCATAAGGAGGATCAAGAAATACAAAAGTATTCTCAGGACCATCAGAATTCATTACCTCAGAGTAATCAATGTTAGTAATCTTCCAGTTCTTAATTAGATCAGAAAACTGAGCAAGTTTATCTGCACCAACTAAAGAAAAATTAGAATTAGCAGCAGTTTGTGAAAAAGTGCTATTTTCAGTTAAACCAGAGTAACTACACTTATTCATAATAAAAAAAGCAACTGCTTTCTGGAATCCATCGTATGTATCAATCTCAGCAGAATACTTATTGAATAGTTCTTTAGCAAACTTATCTTTCTCTTCCTGAGTGCCACTCTCAAGCATCTTCTCTTTCTGCTCCCTAACATTTTCAGAGAGGTCTTGACCACGATCTCGAAGTTGTACCCAAAAGTTGTATAAAGGCACATACAGATCATTTACCCACACAGGAATATCTGGATTTGATTTTGTCACATCTATTGCAATAGAACCACCACCCAAAAATGGTTCACGATATTCAGAAATAACTTGAGGATACCACTGAGAAAGAGTTTTAATTGCTTTTGATTTACCACCTGGATATCTTAATGGGGTCTTCAATGCTTTCATTTAAAATTACACTCCACCATAACTTCAGTAAGACAAGCAAGAAGGTTTATTTCCTGATCTGCCACGAATGCAATCTGGTACTGATACTTAGCAATAATAAGCACAGCAGCAGGAATGCTAGAGTTTTCAAGGGCATCATAAAGAGCATCGTAAATACGACGCATAAGTACCCCAGAATCATTATCAAGATTATTAACAACCCACTTGCGGACTTCGGGGAAATTTTTCTCTTTAAGATTTTTGATAAGATCATTGACTTTTACATCACTAAAAGTTGCAAGAATACCACTATCAATTTTTCCACTTGAAGAATACCTTTGACACTCATTCAGAACCCGACGCCAATCAGGATAATACTTTTGAATCAGTTCGATAAGAACTTTCTGATCATATTCGATACTCTCTGTCTCAAGTATAGTCCTGAGACGGTTGAAGAAACTTGCGGCAAGTTTTGGTTTTTCTTTTGAGGTTGTGGAAAACTCAATGACTGCACATCTTGAGTGGAGAGGTTCGATGATTTTGTTTTTGTAGTTGCAGGTGAAGATGAATCTGCAATTGTTACTAAATTCCTCAGTAAACGCCCGTAAGAGGAGTTGAACGTCGTTGGTGGTATTGTCTGCTTCATCAATGATGATGACTTTGTGTTTAGCAGTTGACGAAAGCGATACGGTCGAAGCAAAGTTTTTCGCATTGTTTCGGACAGTATCAAGGAATCTACCTTCGTCGGATCCATTGATGACATAAAAATCTACTCCAAGTTCATTACAAAGTGCTTTTGCTACAGTAGTCTTTCCACATCCTGCAGGACCTGCAAGAAGTAGATTAGGAACTTCTCCCTTCTTCACAAACTCAAGAAAAGTTTTTTTAGTTTGTTCTGGAAGAATACAATCTTCAATTTTCTTTGGACGATATTTTTCAACGAAAAGGAACTCATCACGACTCATAATTTATACCCAATCAGGTTTACGATGTGGTAGGCGAATATAATTATTACATACCCAAGGTTTAGATGCAATATACATTTTGTATGCAGTGAATGTATCAATGCTTGTATCAAGTTTGTATTCGTCAGGCATAGCTCTAACGAATGGTGTTGTTTCTTTTCCACTACGTCCTTGAGGATCTGCAGTTGGAAAGATTTCTCTTGCAGCAAGAAGAGTTTTAAAGCAAGTATGAACTTTACCATACCGTGCTGCATACTCTTGACAAAGAGCAAATCCATGTGCAATCAACCACTGCCAGTTGTTTACAAACTCATTTGCCCAAATAGTGCAAGGATGATTACGAAAAGCACCCTTCTCCGTAGCATAGGGAGTACCGTTTGCTTTGGGAAGAGTGCCGAATCCGTGTCCCCACTTGTCTGATGCCACGATAGAGAGCATTTGGCAGGTCTCTAGAGGCATCTTAACGATATGCTTGTCAGGCAGTACCTGAGCAGATTTTATAGGACACGGTGATGTGACAAAGATGTTCATCCGTTAAAAGTTGAATCAGGCTCCATAGCAATATAATAGCAGAGATCGTGATTCTTGGACTGGAATCGTGACAAAAGTTTTTGTGACACAACTACTTCATAAGTTCCAGGAAGAATCTTAATATTCTCTACTTTGAAGTTAAACACAAACTCAGAATTTGTTTCGCCAACAACAATTGAAAAGTCATTAGATGTTTCATTCTTCTTGTCACGAACAACAAGTTTTACAATTCCTGCTTCACCAACTGCAGAAATGTCAGGAAGTTGATAAACTGCAGATGCTTTCAGAAGTCGATCAAGTTGTTCAGTGCTAAGTTCAAAACAAACATCTTCTGATGGAAGACTAATCTCTTTTTCTGGAGGAGTAATGATTACATTCGGATCGGCAAAGAAATACTTGGATTTCATTTTACCATCACGAATAATTACATATCCATCATTCGCAAAATCAAGTTCTGGGTTTTTGTGCAATCCCAAACCATTCAAAAATTGATTGAGATCATAGATACCAAAGTCTTTTGGAAAATCTTCAGTAACAGTTGCTTCTGCCAGAATATTTTTCATCACACTAATAGTGCGAAGTTTATTCCCCTGCTTAAACAGAATCGACTGGTTAATAGAGGAAAAGTTTTTAAGAACAGAAAAAGTTTTATCGGAGAGTTTCATAGGGTTGCGAATTTTCATTACAAAGGCCAGCAAAGTGATAGAGAAGAATACAATAATGAATTGCCTTCAAAATGTCCATTTTTGATTTACCATTCTTCTTTCCAAAACGAGAAAGATATTTGATTGCATTACTGCGACAGAATGGTTCTGCATCACCAATACTCTCAATTAAATCAAGAGTTTGAGTTTTGGATTCTTGAGAAGTGTAGTGAGATTTATAAGTACTTCCAAGATATTCCTTAATCTCTTTCAAGATTTTGTCTTCATTATATTTCCAAAATCCATTTGTGTTTTGAAAATTAAGTTCAGTCTTATTTTGATTTGTATCAAAACTAATAGTATCCGAACCCTGAGATCCGTAAATCATACTAAAACCACCAAGAACGTCATTTGCTCCATATACACTAATTGTATCTGAGGATTCTCCTCCAGAGATTGTCATTTCTGGAAGAGAACTAAAATCAAGTGAGATTCCATCCTCATACCTGTCTTCAAAATTTTCACTCATAAGAAAAGTCATAATAACCTCCAAATATTATATCAAGCAGATTTGATTGTGTCAATAGAATCTTCCGATGGCATCACAAAGTCCGCATCAACTTTATCATAAAGTTCCAAAAATGCTTGCTTAGTTTCGTCATCAAAACGGTTCACACAAACTTGAATTGCCTTTGCTTTATCTTGGAAGATAGAGTAAGCACGAATGATATGAACGAGACGACGGGTGCTGATAATTTCCTCAATACCACCATCATAGAAAGTCTTGCGGATAATATCACCCCAGTCCACCAGTCTCTTGCAGAAGTCACGTTCTTCGATACCCAAATCCAGAGCAATACCTTCAAGAATCCTCTGTTCAGTTGCAGGAGTTGGATAAGACTGTTCAAAGGTCACAGGGAATCGTTCGAGGAATGCCTCGTTCAGAACATTAGTGCCAATAAATCGTCCATCATCAGAGCCTTTACCCTTAGTGTTTGCAGTGGCAATCACATTAAATCCTTCCTTAGGAGTAACATGCTTACCAATCTTCTTCAAGAAGACACCTTTTCCTTCCAAGATAGATTGAAGGCAAAGAATTTTGTTGGAAGCCAGGTCAATTTCGTCAAGCAATAGAATCGCACCGCGCTCCAACGCTTCGATGACTGGACCATTATGCCAAACGGTTTCACCATTAACCAAACGGAATCCACCAATAAGATCATCTTCATCAGTCTCAATCGTAATGTTGACACGAATCAGTTCCCGACCCAGTTGAGCACACGCTTGCTCCACCGAGAACGTCTTACCATTACCCGAAAGCCCAGTGATAAAAGTCGGATAGAATAGGCGGGATTGGATAATTTTTTTAATGTCACCAAAATTACCAAACTTGACGAAGGTATCATCTTTTTGTGGGATAAGGTTTTGCTCAACAGCAGGCATTGCAGGAGGGGCCTGATAAGTTTGTTCTAGTTTTTCTTGCACAGTCAGATTCCATTTGCCACGACCAACTTTAAACTGCTCAAGTTTTTTAGAAACAGTTTGATAGGTAGTGTCGTTCATCGCACACCAAGCACGGACATCAGCAGAAGTAATGCTAGTGCCGTACAGATTCTTAAGTGATGAACTGATGTAGTCGATGGAGAGTGTCATTAGAGTTGGGTGTTTGTTTCAACTGAAGTCATTATAAAGCAAAAAGGGGGTGCTTAGTACCCCCAGTGTTCAGTTCGCCAACTGGTTCTTGAGTTTCTCAAGGTAGTCAGCACTAGCAATATGACCAGTATAACCTGGATAATATTTTTCTACGAGTGCTGGAATACCCATAGCAGTTGTGCTGCTATTACATTTAATCCATACTTCTTTGGTGTCGTATTTGACAATATGTTCAAGTGGAAATTTAGTTTTCATTTTAATTCATAGTCAGGATATTGTTCACGGACTTTATCCCTAAAACGTGCATTAAACGTAGGAGGATTTAGTTCTCTCTTTTGCTCAATTGTCTTGTTTGCATGATCAATAATCAAAAGTTTTTTCATGTTCTTGAACTCCATAATTACTTAAATTGTAGGTTTTTCTTACCAATTCTGGTAGCACCTTCACCTGGTTTAACTTTACCAGAGGCATTCTTTGTTGTCATCCTACCTTGATCATATTTCTTGCCAAGTTTAGGATCTG